ATCTAAATGATTTAATGAAGAAAAATCAAAGGTTTTTTAGAATTGAAGAATTAACTCATGGTAATAAAAAGAAAACAGATAGAATTGTTTGGGCGCTACAAGGGCGTTTTGAACACGGTAATATAACATTAAATAAAGGATCTTGGAACAGTCAATTTCTTGATGAGCTTTTTCAGTTTCCTAATCAATTAGTCCATGATGACTTAATAGACGCATTGGCGTATGTAGATCAATTAGCAAAAATAGCATACGCAATAGACTATGAGGAAGAGGATTATCAATTCTTAGATAAATATGCAGGGTACTAACTATGGCTGAATTTGAAGAACGTGACCAATTTGCAATAGAACAAACAGTTGAAGGTTGGGTAATTGAAAAATGCGACTCATGGAGAGAACATTTTGAACAGAATTATGCCCGTCGTTTTGATGAGTATTATCGTTTATGGAGAGGACAGTGGTCGGGTGAGGATAGAACACGCGACTCAGAGCGTTCTAAGATTGTATCTCCCGCACTACAGCAAGCTGTTGAATCATCAGTAGCAGAATTGGAGGAAGCTACGTTTGGGCGAGGAAAGTGGTTTGATATAAAAGATGACCACCATGATGTTGAACGTGAAGATGTTTCTATGTTACGTCAACACCTTTATGATGATTTTAAAAGAAACAAAGTACGTAAAGCTGTAGCAGAGTGTATTTTAAATTCAGCGGTTTTTGGTACGGGCATAGGCGAAATAGTTTTAACGGAAGAAAAAGAACAAGCTCCTGCAACTCAACCTATAATGGGCGGAGAGTTAAACGCAGTAGGTGTAACCATACGAGACCGCACTTGCGTTCAGTTACGCCCTGTTATGCCTCAAAACTTTCTTATTGATCCAATAGCTACTTCCGTTGAGGAAGCTTTAGGTGTTGCTATTGATGAATTTGTGTCAATGCATATGGTTGAGCAGTTACAAGAACAAGGCATTTATCGTGATGTTCTATTGACTCAATCAACTCCAGATTTAGATATTGAACCCGATCAAGAATTAACTACTTTTGATGAGTCTAAAGTACGTCTTACTAAATATTACGGTTTAGTCCCTAGACATCTTTTAAATAGCGCTATGCAAGAGTTTGAAGATGAAGAAGTTGTAGAGCTGTCTGAGGCTGTAGAAGATACTTATTATGTTGAAGCTATTATTGTTATAGCTAATAATGGTATTTTACTTAAAGCGGAAAAAAACCCTTACATGATGGGTGATAGACCTATTGTAGCATTCCCTTGGGATGTTGTTCCTAGCCGTTTTTGGGGTCGGGGAGTATGTGAGAAAGGATATAACTCTCAAAAAGCTTTAGACGCAGAGTTACGGGCCAGAATTGACGCTTTAGCTTTGACTATACATCCTATGCTTGCGATGGATGCCTCACGTATGCCTAGGGGTGCTAAACCCGAAATACGAGCAGGTAAAGTAATTTTAACTAACGGAGATCCTCGTGAAGTTTTACAACCGTTTAATTTTGGAAATGTAAGTCAAATTAGTTTTGCACAAGCAGATGCTTTACAACGGATGGTTCAGACAGCTACAGGAGCTATTGATTCCGCAGGTGTTTCTTCACAAATGAATGGAGAAGGAACTGCCGCAGGTATTTCCATGAGCTTAGGAGCTATTATTAAGCGACATAAGCGAACTCTTATTAATTTTCAAGAATCTTTTCTTATACCTTTTGTTACTAAAGCGGCTCACAGGTACATGCAGTTTGAACCTGAAATGTATCCTGTTGCTGATTATAAATTTGAGGTTAGTAGTTCATTAGGAATTATTGCTAGAGAGTACGAAGTTACGCAATTGGTTCAATTATTACAAACAATGTCTCCTGAAACACCAATGTATCCACAATTAGTACAGTCGATTATTGATAATATGAATCTTTCTAATCGTGAACAGCTTATTGCAAGTCTTGAACAAGCAAATCAACCTAATCCACAGGAAGAACAAGCAAAACAAATGGCTCAACAAGCTCAAATGGCTTTCCAAGGTTCTCAAACAGCCGCTTTAGAAGGACAAGCCATAGAATCGCAAGCCAGAGCGCAAAAATTACAAGCTGAAACACAAGCTATTCCTAAAGAGCTAGAAATAGACCGTATTAAAGCAGTTACTACAGGATTAAGTGTCGGAACTGAAGATGACAAAGAGTTTGAAAGACGCATTAAAATGTCTAAAGAAATGCTTAAAGAGCGAGAAATTGCAGTAAAGGAAGGTAATGTAGCTAAATCTGTTGCCGCTGTTCCAAAAGCTGTTCCTAACCCACAACAACAAAGGCCTTTACAGCAATGATTAGTACACGAGAATTACAGGAAATTGTAGACCATATAAACCATAAATTTGAATCTTTGTTTAAATCTGTAGCTGAAATAGAAAATAAAATAGAGTCATTAAATTCTAAAGAAAAAAGGGTTTCTAAAAATGGGAACAAGAACACCATCAAAGGGTAAAGCTAAAGTAAAAATTACTGCTAGCGGTAAAAAAGTTAGTTATGGTCAAGCAGGTAACGCTAAAGGTGGGGGACCTAGAGTTCGTGCAGGTACTTCTAAAGGTGATAGTTATTGTGCTAGGAGTTTAGGTATAAAAAAACAACTATCTAAAGCAAAACAAAATGACCCAAACACTCCAAATAATTTATCACGTAAGCGTTGGAAATGTTCAGGAGCTAAATCTAGAAAGTAATGAAAGGTCAAACACACGGAGGCAAGGGTAGCACACAGCGTAAAACAGACTCTAAAAAGTTTGCAAAAAACTATGATGCTATTTTTGGCAAAAAAAAAATTAAAAAGGAAAAATAATGGCTAAAGGTCTTTATTCTAACATTCACGCAAAACGAAAAAGAATTGCCGCGGGAAGTAATGAAAAAATGAGAAAAGTAGGGGCTAAAGGAGCGCCTACAGCTAAAGCTTTTAAACAATCTAAAAAAACTGCAAAGAGGAAATAGTCATGCCTAAAGTTGGAAATAAAACATACTCATATACTAAAGCAGGTATGAAAGCCGCTAAAAAAGCATCAGTAAAGTCAGGAAAACCCATGAAAAAGGGTAAAAAATAATACTTGACTTTTAACGCATTCTATGGTATAATAGAGTATATAGTACATTTTGTATTTATATTTTAATTTAACTAAACTGTCCTTTAAGGAGAAACAGTAATGAAGAACAAAGAACTTGAAGTTTATTATAACACTTATCGCGATTTGTTTGTAACTGATGGTTGGAAACAACTGGTTACTGATTTACTACAAAACGCTAATGTTATTAATTCCGTAGAAAGTACAAAAGATAATGAAGACCTTTATTTCCGCAAAGGCCAACTTGCTATCTTAGCTCACGTAATTAATTTAGAAGCTCAAATTCAAGCGGCTGAAGAACAAATTGAAGAGCAAGAAAATCAAAAAGACTCTGAAGAGTAATGGCTTTTTTATTTGATTTTAAATGTGATGCAGGTCATGTGCATGAGCGCTTGGCCTCTCACGACACTGATTATTTAGTTTGCCCTAAGTGTGGTAAACAAGCAAAAAAACTTATATCTCCTGTTCGGTCAAAGTTAGACCCCCTTAGCGGTGATTTTTTAGGTGCAACCGCCAAATGGATGAGGAATCGTGAACAGAAGTTAAAGCAAGAGCGTAAGGCTAACTCCTAACGGAAACCTTATATAATACACCTCCATAATGAGATTACTCACGGAGTTTAATAATGGCTAGACTAATAGACGAGCGTCCTGAAGACAATCAAGAAACAGAAGTAACAGAAAACGAAATTAAACAACAAGAACCTGTAGAGGATACTTCTGTTGTTTTACAAGAAGAAGACGAAATCCCTGATAAGTACAAAGGAAAGTCAACTGCTGAAATAGTGCGTATGCACCAAGAAGCAGAAAAACTACTGGGCCGACAAAGCTCAGAAGTAGGGGAGTTACGCTCTGTCGTTGATAGTTATATACAGACACAACTCGACACAACACAAGCACCGAAAGAGCCTGAAGAAGAAATAGATTTTTTCTCAGACCCTGATAAAGCAGTAGAACGAGCAATTAATAACCACCCTAAGATTAAAGAAGCTGAAGCAGTCACAAAACAATATCAAAAGTCTACAGCAATGAATCAGTTACATAAACGTCATCCAGACATGAGTAACATATTGCAAGACCAAAAATTTGTTGATTGGATTAAAGGTTCTAAAATTAGGCAACAATTATTTGCTCAAGCAGATGCTAAATACGACTATGATGCCGCAGATGAGCTTTTTAGTAATTGGAAAGAGCGTCAACAAATAGTAGGACAAGCGGTAAAAAGCGAAAAAGCAGAACGCAAAACAGCTTTAAAAACAGCCTCCACTGGTAAAGCCAGAGGAAGTTCGGAAAGGGCAGGAAAAAAGATTTATAGACGTTCAGACATTATTAAACTTATGCAGGACGATCCTGACCGATATTTAGCCTTATCTCCAGAAATAGAAAAAGCTTATCGCGAAAGGAGAGTCCGTTAATTTAATCTTTTTATAGGACTTATTATCATGGCAACATCAGTATATCCCGCCACAGGCGGTTTCGTAGACAACACTAGCGCGGCTACTTTTATTCCAGAAATTTGGAGTGACGAAGTAATTGCCGCATATAAGCAAAATCTCGTTTTGGCTAATCTTGTTAAAAAAATGCCAATGTCAGGAAAGAAAGGTGACACTATTCACGTTCCTAAGCCTGTCCGTGGTTCTGCTTCAGCAAAAGCGGCTAACACCGCTGTAACAGTACAAAACAGCACTGAGTCAGAAGTTCAGATTTCTATCGACAAGCACTACGAGTTTTCTCGTTTGATTGAAGATATTCCTGAAGTACAAGCACTTGCTTCCTTACGTGCTTTCTATACTGGCGATGCAGGTTACGGCCTAGCAAAGCAAGTAGACGATGACTTATTTTCTCTAGGTAAGCGTTTTGGTGATGATAACGGATCTGGTTCTGATTGGGTTCACAGCAACACTCGTTTTATTGACGCTTCCAGTGGCCTTACTGCTTACGCTGTAGACACTGTTGCCGCAGGGGACGTATTCACTGACGCAGGTTTCCGTGCCGCTATTCAGGTACTGGACGATGCTGACGTTCCTATGGACGGGCGTAGCTTTGTTGTTCCTCCTTCTCTCCGCAACGCTATTATGGGTGTTGACCGTTACATGTCTTCTGACTTTGTAGATGGCCGCGGTGTTAAAAATGGTCAAATTGGAAACCTTTACGGCATTGACGTATTTGTTTCTAGCAACTGCCCTATTATTGAAACTGCTTCCGCTAACTCAGCGGGTGGTGACATTAAAGCGGCTATGCTTTTCCATAAAGACGCAATGGTTCTTGCAGAACAGCAAGGCATTCGCTCTCAAACTCAGTATAAGCAAGAGTGGTTAGGTACTCTTTATACTGCTGATACTCTGTATGGTGTACAAACTCTCCGTCCAGAAGCAGGTCTTGTTCTAGCTGTCAACGGCTAAAACAAACTAAGGGGATTCTTTTGGGAGTCCCCTTTCTTTTTTTTCCTTTTTTAGAAACACAGGTGCCTTAATGTCTAATTATACTAAAACCACGAACTTTGCTACTAAAGATTCCCTAGCTTCTGGTAATCCTAATAAGATTGTTAAGGGTGCGGAAATAAATTCAGAGTTTGACAACATCGCTACAGCCGTAGCAACTAAAGCAGACACAGCAAGCCCTTCCTTAACTGGAACTGTAACAGCCGCGGCTCTTAACGTAACTGGCAACCTTGATGTTGACGGTACATTAGAGTTTGACAGCATTTCAGGAACAGGCTCTGTAGCAGTCACAGATATTGCTGATGAAGATAATATGTCTTCTAACAGCGCAACAAAACTTGCAACTCAACAGTCTATCAAAGCCTATGTAGATAGCCAAGTCACTGCACAAGACCTAGACCTAACTGATGGCACAACAAGCATCTCAATTGATTTAGATTCTGAGGCTTTGAGTGTGTTAGGTGGTACTGGCGTAACCTCTACTGCAAGCGGCAATGGCGTAACACTTGCTATAGACAGCACTGTAACTACGCTTACAGGCTCACAGACATTAACTAACAAAACTTTAACGTCTCCTGATGTAAATGGCGGCACAATAGATGGTACTGTTATTGGAGGCTCTAGTGCGGCGGCAGGATCATTTACAACCGTGGGCGCTACAGGAAATATTACAGTAGGCGGTACAGTAGATGGTCGTGATGTAGCTACTGATGGTACTAAGCTTGATGGCATTGAAGCCTCTGCAACTGCTGACCAAACTAATGCAGAAATTCGTACAGCCGTAGAAGCCGCGAGTGACTCTAACGTCTTTACAGATGCTGATCATTCTAAGCTTAATGCTATTGAGGCTAGTGCAGATGTTACAGACACAGCTAATGTCACAGCCGCAGGGGCTTTGATGGATAGCGAGTTGACTTCTATTGCGGCTGTTAAGGCTTTGAACCAAGGTGTTGCTACTACTGATAGCCCTACGTTTGTAGATGTTACTGCAACATCCTTAGATATCTCTGGCGACATAGACGTAGACGGCACGACTAACCTTGATGTTGTAGACATTGATGGTGCTGTTCAAATTGATTCTACACTTACAGTAGGTGTAAACGATACAGGTTACGATGTTAAATTATTTGGTGCAACATCTGGAAAAAATTTACTGTGGGATGCTAGTGAAGATACTTTAATCGTTACAGGTACAACTAACCTTGTCGGTACTTTGAATATTGATGCTGTAGACATTGATGGTGCTATGCAATTAGACAGTACTTTTAAAGTTGGAGTTAATGATACTGGTTATGATGTTAAGTTTTTTGGCGATACTTCAGGTAAAAATTTATTTTGGGATGCCAGTGCGGATAGTTTAATTCTTACAGGAACTGCTGATTTTATCGGCACTACCAACCTTGATGTCGTTGACATTGATGGTGCTGTAGATATGGCAAGCACATTAGCTGTTGGTGGCGTAGTAACAGCCAACGCAGGTGTAACATCTTCTGGTACAGGCACGTTTGGTGCTTTAACTGT